CCTCGCCCCGCAGATATCGCAAATACGATGTTGTTGTACAACATGTTGTTCTTTTCTGATACTTCGAAGAATTCTTTTAGTGACACGAGAGCAGCTTTAAAAAATACATTTTATTCTGTTTACCATGGTAAGGATTCTAAAAAACAAAAAGCAACGACTGGTTGGTCCTCAAAGCCCAAGAAATTGCCTACTAAATTTTAAATTTTATTCTCTATCTATTACATTTTGTTTCTAATTACTTATACTAGAGGAAAACTATATGGCTGGATTAGCACCAAAATTACCACTAACCCCTGAAAGAGTGCACGGTTATCAATCGTTGACTAATGTCAAGGAGGTGGTAAAACAAAATATGAAAAACCTTGTTTTGACCTCACCAGGGGAAAGAATAATGGATTTAGATTTTGGCGTTGGTATTCGGAATTATCTTTTCGAAATGGATACAATCATGGTTAGAGAAGATATACGAAGCAAAGTTAGACAACAGGTGGCAAAATATTTACCTTTTGTAGAACTGAATAACGTTTTTGTATCATCACCTGCTGATTCTTCTGAGCAAGGCGCATCGTCTTTAGATTTTGATTCTGGTTTGGAATCAAATGCCATTAGGGTGAGAATAGTATACAGCATCATCCCACTAGGTGTAAATGACGTATTGGATTTGAGTCTTTAATATTTTTTAAGGTACTAATTATCGTTAAGGAGATTTTGCGGTGCCATTTCAAAAGAAAACTTTAGTTCCAATTAACTATACAGATAGAGACTTCGAGTCTATCAAGAATGCTCTGGTGGAGCATGCCAGAAGATATTATCCCGACACTTACAAAGATTTTAGTGAAGCCGGCTTCGGCTCAATGATGATGGATTCGGTATCTTATATCGGAGATATGTTATCGTTTTATTTGGATTATCAGGCTAATGAATCTTTTTTAGAGACTGCTATCGAGTATAAAAATGTCGTCAAGCTAGCTAGACAAATGGGTTACAAACTACCTGTCTCTTCTCAGTCTACCGGCACTTTAACCATGTATGTTGTGGTTCCCGCTCTTTCGGCTGGGTATGGCCCCGATGAGCAATACATTCCACTTTTAAGAAGAGGGAGTCAATTTACAGCCCCCGGCGGAGCAGTTTTTACATTAGCAGAAGATGTTGATTTTGCTGCCGCAGGAAATGAGATGGTTGTTGCTGCAGCAAACAGCACAACAGGTGCTCCCACCAAATTTGCTATAAAGGCTCACGGGCAAGTAATTTCTGGAGAATTGGCAGTCCAAACAATCACTGTTGGAGCTTATGAAAAGTTTTTAAACTTGAGGCTCAATTCTGCAAACGTCACAGAAATTGTTAGCGTTATTGACTCGAATGGTCATGAGTATTATGAAGTTGATTATTTGGCTCAAAATGTCATCTACAGACCAGTGGTTAACAAAGCTGACGACAAGGATAAAGTGCCATTTATCGTGAAACCATTTACGGTTCCTAGGAGGTTTGTGGTCGAGCGTTCTGGCCGGTTTACACATCTTCAGTTTGGATATGGTTCTGAAAGCAATCTCAACACAGAAAAGGTCGTTGATCCATCAAAAGTAATTTTGCAATTGCATGCAAAAGAATATATTACCGAGAGATCATTTGACCCTTCAGCTTTGATTGAGACAGACAAAATGGGCGTGGTCCCGTCCAACACTGATCTTAGAGTGTTGTACAGAACTAACACAGCCAACAACGTTAATGCTGCCTCAAAACAAATAACCGAAGTTTTATCCCCAATTTTTTATTTTAAGAACGAGGCTACTTTGACCACTAGTGAACTAAGAGCGGTCATTTCTTCATTGGAGGTAGAAAATGAAGAGCCAATAACCGGCGATATTAGTGCACCTACCGCCGACGAAGTAAAGCATCGAGCTTATGGTACGTTCTATTCACAGAATAGAGCAGTTACGGCAGAAGATTATAAGAGCTTAATATATAAAATGCCGTCAAAACTTGGCTCCATTAAAAGAGTGAACATTCTAAAAGATTCAGATTCTTTTAAACGAAATTTAAATATATACCTCATTTCTGAAGACGAGAAGGGCAAACTCATAGAAACTAGTCGCTCCGCCAAACAAAATATTAAAACTTGGCTAAATAGTCACAAGTTGATGAATGACACAGTTGACCTCATGGACGCCAAGATTGTTAACATTGGTGTTCAATTTGAGATAATTAGCGATTTTGAAAAAAATAAATTTAATGTGTTGCAGATGGCAACTAGGGCGGTAAGAACTCGTATGGCTAGGATTCCAATGGACATCGCAGAGCCTTTTAGAATCACGAATGTTTTCAATATTCTCAAAAATGTCGAAGGCGTTCTAGATGTTACTGATGTAAAAATTCAATTAAAAGTGGGCGGCGCATATTCAGACGCATTTTATGACCTAGACGCAAACACTAGTCCTGATGGACGGCTGTTATATGTTCCGGAAAACGTGATAATTGAGATAAAATATCCGAACACAGATATAGAAGGAACGGTTAGATAATGGCTATTAAGAGATATATTGCATCTGCAGATACAACTATTACAAATGCATACAAGCCCAATCTTACTACACGCGCCACTGGCTCAAATATGGGTGCAGCAGACACATTGGAAACGTTTTTCATTAGTGGCCAAGCATTTACAGGTTCGACAGAAGTGTCGAGAATTTTGATTAAATTCCCAGTGGCTGATATCAGCGCAGACAGAACAGCCGGCAATATTCCGGGTAAAGACGCTGTTAGTTTTTATTTAAGAATGTATAACGCAGAGCATGCTTTGACGCTCCCAAAAGACTTTACTTTATCCGTCCGACCCATTACCTCTGATTGGCAAGAGGGCGATGGATTAGACATGGAATCATACAAGCATTTAACTCACGACCTGTACGAAGGCTCCAACTGGAACAGTGCCAAATCAGCATCTGCTGGTGTTACTTCTTGGACCACAGCAGGTGGAGATTACGAAGTCGATAGCCACGCAAAAAGTCAGACCACAACCTTTGCAAAGGGAACAGAAGATTTAAAATTAGACATAACAGACCTTGTAGAAGAGTGGATAGCTAGTTCTAGATCAAATTATGGCGTCGGCGTCCACATGACAGGCAGCTATGAAACGGGAAGCAAAACCTATTATACAAAGAAGTTTTTTGCACGAAGTAGTGAATACTTTTTTAAGCGCCCTTGTATCGAGGCTCGATGGGATTCTACTAAAAAAGACGATAGAGGAAACTTTTATTTAAGCAGTTCGACCGCGCCAGAAATGGACAATGTTAATACTTTGTATTTATACAATCATGTGCGAGGGCAGCTTAAAAACATACCAAGCATAGGCGATAGTGCAATATATGTGACTATGCACACCGGTACCACCGCCCCGGAATCTGAAGCTGTTGAATTAAAAGACTACATTCCAAACGCAGGAACATCCGGTAATTTTCACACTTTTGCAACTGGCGGCTGGGTGGAAACCGGCATTTATACTGCATCAGTGGTGGTGACCGGAGCTTTAACAGGGTCGAATGATTATTATTATGACGTTTGGAGTAGTGGCGACGGCGGCGACACATTCTTTACAGGCTCTGCCATCACACCTAAGAAATTTGATCAAGCGGCACACAATCCAAATTCGAGATATGTCTCGAAAATTACAAATCTCCAGAGTGCATATTCCTCAGAGGAAACTTCAAGATTGAGGTTATATGTTAGAAATAAGGATTGGAGCCCAACTATTCATTCAGTTGCATCAAAAACAGCAGAAAACTTAATTATTGAAGATGCTTATTATAAGATATATAGAGTAGTTGATAATTTAGAAGTCATTTCGTATGGTACAGGTAGCACGACAAATGCTGCCCCGCAGGCTACTGGCTCTACCGAGTCTCACACTAGACTTTCGTTTGATGTGTCTGGCAATTATTTTGATTTAGATATGCGACTCTTTGAGCCCGGTTATGCATACGGAATTAAATTTAGTTATTATAACAACGGCTATTATCACGAGCAGCCCGAGACATTTAAATTTAGAGTTGAGAAGTAATGGCAAAAATTAAAGATTTTTTCTACAGGTTAAAGCCCTACAAAGTTGTATCGTCGGCCAGCTTAGATACATTGGGCAACAATATTGAGTCTGCTGACTATATTGAAAGTTATGCAGAGCTAGAAAACCGATTTGTGCCAGATGTTGATTTTTCTACAGCATCCAACTTCGCTAGATTTGGTTCTGCTGAAGAATATTATAGCAAATCAATTGAATCAATTTATAAAACTTATCCTTATGACGGGTCTCTGCATGAAAAGAATCGTTGGCACGTAAGCGCATCCCATTTGGATAATTGGATTTTCAAAAACAAATATCCCAGAGTTAATGGATATGTGACTTTAGGGAATTCATGGTCTTCGGTTTCTGCCACTAGAACAGATGGTAGTGAACAATACAAGGTAGCCACGTCCCCACAATATATTTCTGTTCTTGGTGGCCCACACGGACCCTCAAAACAGACACACGATCATGATAACAAAAACACTCTTTCCCCAAGCGAAACTAATTGGAAGGACGACAGAAATAGAGCCAATGTTTGGGACACCGGTTCTAATAGATCTACAAATCTCTTAGTGGATGGCACCAAAGGGAATACGGTTGAATTTTGGTTTAAATCGACTGACAACTTTGCGAACGACGCCTCACAACTAAGCCCTTCATTCAATGTTGGTTATTTTGATTTGCATAATGGCAACAGCATTGGAGCAGCAAACTATGGACGTTTGTTAATCGAATCACGCCGAACTGCTCAAAATACTTTTGTTGACAGCAAACTTTTCCACGTTTCTTATATGTCCGGAACTTCTGGGTTTAATCGAGTAGGCATAGGAGACTCCAGTTTAGCCACTACTAGCACCTTTGCTAGTTGGAACCACTTTGCTTTTACCTTTACAAATGGAACAGTAAAGTTCTATATGAACGGAGAGCTTCAAGAAACCTCTACTGCAAACTCTGATACACTTGGGGAAATTGAAGCCGGTTCAATGAATGCTTATATTGGTGCTTACAAGCATCCACCATCATCGGATGCTAGCACTGCAGGTGTTGTAGCGGGTGACGGTGCAGTGTCTGGCTCTTTCGATGAATTTAGGTTTTGGAAAACTGTTAGAAATTCTGAACAGATATATCGATATTATAAAACTCAAGTTGGTGGTGGAACAAACACTGATGACGCGAATACTCATTTGGGTGTTTATTACAAATTTAATGAAGGAATTACCGGCAACAGCACAACTGATAGCAGAATTTTAGATTATTCTGGCCGTGTTTCCAATGGCTCTATTAGCAATTATGATGCCGACACTTCCGAAATGAGAAATGTGAATTCTGCTATGGTAGAAGCTAGCGCTTCAAATTCAGAATTTAAGGATCCAATTCTTTACCCATGGCACGATGATGTTTCTAGTGTTAAAAGTGATTTGTTGGCAAAGGGTCGAGAATGGGACTATAGAAACGCTTCTTATTTGTATAATTCTTTTCCTGCATGGATCGTAGAAGAGGATTTAGAAAAAGATAAAAAAGGTCTTTTAGCCTTAACACAAATAATTTCTAGCTATTTTGATTCCTTGTATTTGCAGATGGAATCTTTGCCTGGATTAAGGGACATCACTTACAATACTGGTAGTTCTGGGAAGGCCCATCTTTATGCTGATAAATTATTAGGATCTCGCGGCCTGATAGTGCCAGAGATTTTTGCTGACGCTACTGTGTTGGAGCGCTTGGCCTCCCGCGACAATGATAGAGAATACACTGAAAATCTGTATGATATAAAAAACACAATATACAAAAATATCTATAACAATCTGTCTCACATTAATAAATCAAAAGGGACAGAAAAATCGATCAGAAATCTTATTCGTTGCTTTGGTGTGGATGATGAACTATACAAATTAAACATTTATAGTGACAATGCTACGTTAACGCCACACGACAATATAAGGCTTACAACAGTTAGAAAAAATTACGTAGACTTTGATTTTAATGAACGGTTTAATGCTACGGTGTATCAGTACACCTCTAGTCTTTCCCCTACAAATTCCTATTTATCAGCTAGCAACAGCATTCAAACCGGTTTTGATTCTGAAATTTCTGTCACGTATGAGTGTGAGGCCATCTTTGCCAAAAAACCAGCGTTTGGGCAGAAATATCACGAAAAGCGTAACTTAAATGAGTTGACCAGTTCTATTTTTGGTGCACACACTGTTATCACTAATGCCGGCACTGACCCCGACGAAGACTACACTTGGGAAACTAATGATTATGCCAACTTCCAAGTTTATGCAGTTCGCGACCAAACATATGGAATTGACAGTAATGATTCACCAAATGTT